GTGGTAAAAAATTTAGGTGCAAAATTAAAGACCAATGCTGATTTAAATTACTTGATAGATTCATATGCTAAAAACCTTGATAGTGCTAAAAACCTTGATAGTGCTAAAAACCTTGACAGCTATGATGGTGGCACCAGTATCTCAATTATCTCCATGGATCAGGTTGTGTCTTCTGCCGAATTTGATTTTGAAAAACATCCCATCTTTTTATCATTAATTAATACCCGGAGAGCTGAGATTGAAAGAGAAGCTAAAAGTGCAAAAGAGAGAAAAGAGAACGCCATCAGGGATAGGGAATTATGGCAATTACAAGTACTCAAAAACAAATATGAGGAAGATATTGATAAATTTATCAATATTATCAAATTTAATTTTTAGGAGTCGATTATGTGTGGAGACGGAGAATCCTTGGTCTTAGCCAGGATGAAATACCTGAAAGCAAGAAAACCGCATAAATGTTGTGAATGCGGTTCTGAAATTGACCCAGGGGAAGAGTACCAGAAAATCACAGGGCTACATGAAGGGACCTGGGTTGATTTTAAGACCTGCTATATATGCCAAAAGATACGGTCAGAAGCAGAGGCAGAACTCGGATATCCAATTGATCTGGAATGTCTGTATGAAACAACAGGCACCGAGTTTGAGTATGCTGCATCTTGACGGGTACGTTTTTTAATAACATAACAAGCTGACAGAAAGTAATATGAATAATTATTTTTCTTTACAATCATTTAATAAAGTAGTAAACTGTTTATTAAATGAATCATTAAATGGAAGGGGCTTATGGAATTAGATTTTACAAAAGATATGCGAATTGACGAGACAGCGTTAGATGTCGAATGGCTTGTAACACAGGGGGAATTAGCACGCAGGTACAATACCAATTATGCTAAGGTATGTAAACAGTACAATATAGCATGGGAGGATGTGAAAACCGTTAGATCAGAACTAATAAAAAGGGCTAATAAAGATCCAATGGGTTGTTGTATGAAAACTAAACCAAATAAAGAAGATTTGGAATCGTATTATAGGACTCATAAAAAATACAAATTAGCTAAAACCAGAATGATTGATGTTGAATATGAAAAAAACATGGCAGAAATGGCAAAGAATGAGATTAATTTCACTAGAAAAGCTGCACTAGAAAATGCAGTTATTTTACACGGATTGAATTATTTTGCTGGTCCGAAAGTTCCAAGAAATATACACAAAGAATCTAGTAAAAGGAGAAAAGAACTAAACGAAGCTAATCAGGAAAAAATCAGTAAGTCAATGAACAGGAAAAGGAGAAAGTAATGGCAAAAAAGAAAAGTAACAAAAGAAAAAGTATGGGTGCTGGTACACGTTCAGCAGCACAAGCAGCAAAAACAGGAATTGTTTATTTAAATGTTCCTAAAGGAATTAAACTTTTTAAAGAAGAAGCAAACAAAAGATATAATCTTGATATTGTTCCTTCGTATGTTAAGAATCCAAAAAACCATCCTGATGCACAGTACATTGATGACATATGGTGGAGAAGACCATTTCTAATTCATAAGAATATCGGCCCCGATAAAAAAGATATTATTTGTCCAAGATCAATTGGTAAAAAATGTCGTATTTGTGAAGATAGAAAAAAACTATATGAAGATCCTAACGGTGATGAAGATATTGCCAAATTACTTAAAGCAAAAGATAGGGTACTTTATTATGTAGTTCCAAAGAAAAGTAAAGATTATTCTGAAGAACCGCATTTATGGGAAATTTCATATCATAATTTTGGTAAGTGCTTAGATAAAGAACTTGAATATGAAGAAGATTGTGCTGGATTTGCTGATCTTGATGGTGGGCACACACTTAAGGCAAGATTTGATGAAGTAAAAATAGGGAAATTCCCTTTCCCCCAATGTGACAGAATAGATTTTAAACCACGTGATGGTTATGATGAGGATATTCTTGAAGATTTGCCTGATCTTGAAACATGTTTAGTTGTTCTTACTGATAAAGAAATTGCTAAAATTTATGGCGGTATTGATGATGTGTCTGGTTATGATGATGACAAGGGCACTGATAAGGGTGATAAGGACGAAGAAGAAGAACCTGAAGAAGATGAAGAAGAAGAAATTGATGAGGAAGAGGACGAAGAAGTTGAACTGTCTGATATGTCCAAAAAAGAACTACTTGAATATGCTGATAATGAAGACATTGAATTAACCAAAAAAGAAAGAAAACTTCCTAAAAAGAAACTTCTTGAAACCATTGAAGGGCACCTTGAAGAAACAGAAAATGAGGAAGAAGAAGAACCTGAAGAAGATATTGACATTGATGATGTTGAAGATGGTGATTTGCTTGAATTTGCAGAAGAAAAGGACATAGAACTTACCAAAAAGGAAAAGAAACTAAAAGGTAAAAAACTAAGAAAATTGATTGAAAAAGCCCTTGAGGAAGAAGAGGAAGAAGATGAAGAAGAAGATGAAGAAGAACCAGTAAAAAAAGGTAAAGGCAAGTCTAAGGACAAGTCTAAGTCTAAAAACAAATGCCCCCATAAACATAAATTCGGTGATGACAATGGTGAATATGATGAATGTACCGATTGTGATGTTTATGATGATTGTCTAGATGCTCTTGAATAATATTTGATTTAACAGATTGCTACTAAGTTAGTAGCTGAATGGCGGGTTGTGTAAGTTCTTCGCCAAGACGATTAATAAATAAACTTACTAAAGATTAAAGGAGAATAACATGGCATTTGGACCTAAAGAACCAATTAAACAGAAGATAATAGCAACGGTTGTTGATCCACAACTACACAACCGTTTGAAGATGTATGCTTTATATAAAGACACAACAATGTCCGGTGTAATTTTAAAATTAATTAAATCCCATATAAAAACAAAACCATCAGAAAAACGACTTGTAACCTTATTGGCAGAAATAGCGTATAAAGAATGGGACAATCTTTGTATACTGAACGCAAAAGATAAAAAATGGCAAAGTATCAATATCCCAAAAAGGTGGGATGAGTGGGTAAACGATACTAAAGTGTCTTTACTTAAAAAAGAAATAAATGAAGATGCCACAAGATTAATTATTCTTGAACTTGAACAAATGGAGATTAATAGATAATGCAAAGGAAAAAAGTCAAAATCAAACCATCCACTAAGTTATCTACACAAATAAAGAAACACATTAAGAATGGCAAAACAGAAGAAACAAAAGGATTGTGGACACCACCGGTTGGTTCCGATAGTTTTATTTTAAGTACAGGCAGTACACTTGTCGATCTTGCTATATCAGGTAGAAGATTTACTGGTGGTGGTATTCCAATGGGCATCTTTTGTGAGATCTTCGGGGCTTCAGCAAGAGGAAAAACTGTTATGATGCTCGAAATGGCAGGAATAGTCCAAAGAATGGAAGGGGATTATTTATTCATTGATCCTGAAGCAAGGGTAAATAAGGAATTTGCTAAAATATTCGGGTTTAACATGAGTAGTGGTAAGTATAAAAAACCTAATACAGTTGAGGAGGCTTTTGATTATGTGCGTAAGTGGGAACCAAAAGGAAAAGGGCCACATACTGTTTTTATGGACTCCCTTGCAGCGTTTGAGTCTAAAGAAGAAAGTCAAGATAAAGGTGATGAGTATTCCGGTGCAAGAAAGGCAAAAGAATTCTCACAAGAACTTAGAAAGATAACAAGGGTTATTGAAGAAAGAAATTATCTAATCTTAGCCACCAATCAGATACGACAAAACTTAGGGGCAGGAATGTATGCTAAGAAAACAAAATCAACAGGCGGGGAAGCTCCTAAGTTTTATTCATCACTTAGATTAGAACTTAAAAAGCCACCAAGAGATGGTGAAATTAAAATGGAAAAAACTATCAGGGGTGTTGTCCATAAAAGGGTAACAGGGGTTCAGACTGATGTGTTTATTGAAAAATCAACTGTGTCTACACCACATCAAATAGGTTTAATGAGAATATTGTTTGATTATGGGGTTGATGATATTGTTCCTAATTTAATGTTCTTAAAAAAGAATACTAAAGGAACTGGATTTACATTAGGTGGTGTTGACTTAGGTAGCAATGTAAATAAAGCTGTTGAATACATTGAACATGATAAGCCAAGAACCAGAAGAATAAGAATAGAAGAACTTAAAGAAGAAGTTATTGATGTTTGGACTGAAATACAAAAAGAATTAACCCCCGATAGAAAAAGAAAAATAAGATAAATAATATATTAAGTTTAATTTCTAACTGGACAGCACCTTATTATTTTTACAGATGGAAGATTGGATATTAGATTTTAAAATGGGGAAGTAAATTATGAAATGCCCGTACTGTGAAAAGGAAGACTTCATTCCAGAAGTAGTTTTCCGTCATACCCATGCTTATGGAGATGGTGAGAAAAACTTTAGCTGTATTCATTGCCATAAAATAGTAAAAATAAATGGAAGAAGACAAGTGTTTCTTGAAAACCCACAAAAAACCGATAA